TAACTCATTTGTGCTTTAATACATTCTATACATTCAATCTCCCCTGCATAGTGGGTAGGATTGTTCACGTTGTCAGCCATATATATCTAAACTCTTCGTATGGCAAATCTATGTAAAAACTATGAGATCCCTCACAAAACACCTGAGTCATCTCGTAAAATTGTGAAGCTCCTACTACTTTTGTCAAGTCTAAAACGCCCTGTTCAACAATCTCAACATCTTGAGCTTCTGTTTCTAATCCTATCTGCTCATAAATAGGATCAATCATTTCTTCACGGAATATGTAGTTGACTTCTATCTTCATCTTATCTTGTATGTAAAAGCGTTAACTTTTAATTCTTCTTGTCCGTTTTTTCTTATTCTCTCTGGGTGCATCTCCAACCATCTGCCACCTAAAGGCTTTGGACTTGCTCCACGTTCAACGTGCCATCCTCCCTTTCCTTCATTATATTCTTCTTTATATGTGGCAGTTCTTACCATTAAAATGTCTTTAAGCCTAACTTTATTTGTTTGTGTTAATCGCTCCACTGTGTAGGTCAATTCATGATCTTCGTGAACGTGACCCATCCAAATCATATCAGCACCCTCAACAAAAGTCTGCATTCGGTTAAATTGAATCGTTCCCTTTGTCACTGGTCCGCCTCCACCTGAGCCGTGGAAATACTTAATGTTGAAACTAACTTTGCCATTGCTTTTGTCACGAGCAAAGTTGTAAATAATCCAACCGCCATACCCACCAACTTCAACATTGGTGTCATTAAGTGAATTAAGCCCATACACAAAGCGTTCAATAACGTCACTTTCTAAATTTTTGAGTATTGCCGTTTCATGGTTGCCATAACCTACTACCTTGATAAGATGAGCGTAAGGAGAAAACCACTCAACAGCATCATTAATGACAACGTCTAAATAGTTGTTTTTGTTGTGTTCAGGTCTTATTCCTTCTTTGGTTCGACGAGGATCATATTTTCCCGCCATCATACAGAAAGTATCACCATTAAGCAATACGTCTGCTCCGATTTCTTTTGCTTTTTCGAGATGGCTTCTGAGTAGCTCACGGTCACACTTTGGATTGTCCCAATGGGCATCACTGATGAGTAATACTTTCTTAGGTGCGAATGTGTTTCTGAGGATGTGTACATTGGTTTTCATAGTATTAAAGCCAAGATTAACAAAGCAAACTGAACAGCGTTAACGTTGCGAAGTATTTTGTTCTTGCTTTTTTCTTTGGCAATGGTTTGTTCTTGGTTAGTTATGATTGCAGCCTGGTTCATTATCTGAGTGCTGTCGCTTTTTGCTAACTCTTTGTAAAGCGTCAACTTCTCCTCGCACTCTATACATTTAATCAGTCGTTGATTTATTTCCTTGATCGTACTGTCTGAGTATTGACAAAAGGCTCTCTGTGGTTGTAGAGCTGCTAATACTATCAGAGTAGATATTACGAAGGGAATCAATCTTTTTATCAACTGCATAAATTTCACGAATGATGATTACTCTACTCGTATCACGTTGGTATGTCGCAGTAGCTTTCGAGGTAGGGCGTGTTAATACTGAAGCTAATACCATGCCCCCCACAAACGTCAGTGCGTGAGTCAAAAAAGGGTTCAGCGTTTCCGCTAACTTGGACTTCAAAGTCTGCATCGGTTACATTTCTTTTAAGTAGTGTTACAATGTCGATGATTATTCCTGCCGTGTCAGATAGCACCTCAATCGTGTTGCTTCCACTTTCAAACTGCCTATCCATCACAAGCATTGAGAAGTCATAATTGACAGCCTTCTGCTCTGTGTTAAATGTGAAGCCGTTTGGAACTAACCACACAAGAGGGTAATACTTAACCTCGTCAACTGCGAAGTCAAACTCTGCCCCCACTGCGAACTTGCCGACCATCTTGTGGCTTTCCGCTTGGACTTTTATCTTTTCGATGATTTGGTTGAGCGTCATACTTTTTTAATTTGGCTTCGTTTTTCAATCGCCATTTATTTTTTGTAGTCATCTGGAAAATCGTAGTTAAAGAAGCAGTCATCATCCGTACCCGGTAGATACATACCTCCGAAATATGCCGTGTTCTGTGGGCGTATTACATCAAAGCCAGTACCAGGGTTCAAATACTTTGGATACAATGTTGGGTTCTCCTTCAAGAAATCTCTCAATCGCTCAGCATAGTATTCTGCTTTGTCTCTGTAACGTTGCTCAATCTGAGTCAATTCACCTGTTGTGATAGGTGTTGCGTTTTCAGAATTGCGAGATGCTACTGACTTATTCATGAACTTAAAGGTCATTGGCAACATTGACTCCGTAAGGCTGTAATACTTCAAACAAGGTGCAATGTAACTATCAAGTAAGGTAGTGTTGTCGCTTGTTAGTGTACCGTTGTAGGCTTGGTCTTGCAGCTCGTCATATATACCCGACCCAATCACATCACGAATGTAAATCTCCTGAGCCTCTTTAATCGCTGCTTTGAGAAGCTTATCGTCTAAGTTCTCGTTGATTGGTGTGTTATCCTTTAAGTAGGTAACGGATACAAAATATACAAAATTAGCCATTGATTCTTCTTCTTAATAATTGTGGTTGCCAAATGTGTCTGCAATATGGAACGTGAGTGGTTGTGCCTTTGATTGTCATCCATCCGCCTCGTCTTTTCCAAGCTGAATAACCAGGATCATTGTACTCCCTTGCAAGTATCACAGAAATTTGGTCTATTTCTTCTCTTGTGTAAACTCGGTTAAGTCTGATCATTCTCTGACAGAAGTCACGAGATGTAGGCAACAAATCGCCTCCGCTTATTCCTGGTGCCTTTTCATAAGTGTAACGAGTCACTATCTCCGTTCCTACATTGGAATTTTCAAGAGTGGTTGTTCCTTCAGGTGTGATTCTAAAGCCATCGTCAACAGATTCAATCAACCCTCTCTGTGCCATATCGTCAACTTCTCGCATTATCTCCTCCACAGGCTTTTTAATGTTGTTAGAGAGCGTTTCTAAGGTGATTCCCTCGTTAGAGTATAACCACTGCAAAATCATCGCTTGGAGAGCATCTCCGAACTCCAAGGGTACAGCCTCAAAATTGTCAGCATCTTCACCGAACTCAGCGAACACTTTCAAATCTTTGTCATCATCCCATCCGAAAGGGTTATCACAAGATTCACATTTTACTTGTTCAGACATTGCTGTTGTTGCTGACATACCCAATTCGATACGAGCCTCATCTCTGTCAATGATGCCTTTCTCAAATAACTCAACGTAGTCAAGTCCAATCGGTGGCTTGTTCTTTGTTTTAAGCTTTACAGGTGTGATGTATTTGAAAATATAACTTAAGGCTCTATCCATTTGATTCTGACGTGGCTCAATATAGGAAGTTTGAAACGCCTCAAACGCTTCAATCAACTCGTTACGCCCTCCAAGTTGCCCCTCTGTCTTTATACCGAAAAGCATCGGAGAAGTAACTCGGTGACTCATCAAAATCTCCTCTTGTACAGTGTTGTTTAAAATATCAAACTGCTTATCAAAGTCAGACGGTGCAAGGTTGTTAACTACTGAAGGAGTTTCGTTTGGATCGTTAAACTGAATGATGATACTCCCAGCGTTATCTGTTCCGCTAAAGTTGTCTTTAAATCTTCTGATTGTTTGACGAGCTTCCTCAGGTGACGGAATGCCCTTAAACAATTGTAAAAGCGTCTGAGCCGAAAAGCCCGATTTGATAGAGTTAAGATGGAAGTTGGCAATCTCTGTGTCAATCTCGATGTATTTAAGAGCTGATTGGTATGGAGCTGTTGGATACTCGCCACATCCTGCCTTGTACATCTTGAAATAAAACACCTGCTTACTCTCTCTCGTGTTAGGATTCCATGCAAAGTAATGATCAGGCTTGACCTTTCTATCGCTCCAATCTTCAGCATATAAATAATGCCCATCTAAGGAGTGACGGACATTCTGAAACGGCAAGTGATAAATCTCAGCTATCTTGGTTTTGGCTTTGTTCCAAATGATCTCAAGAGCAAAGCCGTCAAACAATTCAAGGTCTTGAGCAATCTTGTTTTTAAGGCTGTCAAAGTCCTCGTAAGCGTTGATTGAATCAAGAGCATCGTTTGCTTTTGCAATGTCCTCTGTGTTGTATGCTATTATCTCGGTTTTATCACCGGCAATGAAGTCAGCTTTTTGAGTTACGATTGCTCCGTGTTTTGGTGAGCTGTTAAACAAGTCAATCAACATTTGAGGGTAAGCGTTATCCTGCCCATAAGTCAAGAAGCCTTTTGCTTTGTTCTCCTTGAAAATGGGTATTTTGCTCTCCGCAAAGTTGATCCTTATGAAATTATTTTCCATCTTTTTTATCTTTTGCAAATATAGAACCCACACCAGCGACGATGAACGCCCCTGCCTCTGTGAGTGTTGCTTTGTTTATTCCGACTAATATTAATGAGCCTGTCACGAGTAGAACACCCAAAGCCGTTGTTTTCCAATTCTTAAATATTCTCTCTATCATTTTCCAAAGTATTTAATCAACAACGAGTCATTTATATCGTGTAATCGTTTAAGTTCTATCATTGCTGAATCTTGCATCTTTTGGCTCTTTTCCATCTGCTCCGCTACTTCATCCTCTATTGTGGGCTTTTCTGTTGACAATGCCAAGATAACAGCGAGTATTGCTAAAATTGCTAAGCCTTTCATATCTTTCCTAATGCTTTGTAGATTTTGATTTCAGTTACCAATGCAGAACACAACGAGTCCTGTGTTTTTAACATAGCCGACATTTTACGAAGTTCTGTTTCACATTTTACCAATCGCTTTTCGCATTGAGCCGTTGCAAGGTTGCTCTGCCTCTCTGCTCTGATGTATAAGGCAGTCACGACAAATAGCAAAAGATAGGTGATAGCCTTCTCGCTGTTCTTGGTGAATTGCTCAAATGTTACTGGGAATCTCATATTTCTTCATGTGGTGTGATTGTGATGTCACTCGGCTCACCCAATACCGCCTCTAATCCTTCAACGTGACGGATGTAATAAAACCCGTCAGCCTCTGAATAGTTGTAGTTCACCCAGTAGATGGTCGTATCATTAGGTCTGATTGGATAGCCCTTATAATCTGCCGCTTGTTGTCTTGCGGTGATTGCTTCTTCTTCTGTGTTAAATGTATATCCTTGCATAGTTAAAATGGGTCAGGTGTTGGTGGTGGTATATATTCGCCTTGTGGCAAGTCAAGCACCCAAGCGTATTGAGAGGCTTGAACTAAAGGTATTTGTTGTTCAGTTACAAAGTTAAACCATACATCGTTTATATCTTGAACGCAATTAAATCTTTCAAAAGGTGCAAATTCTTCCCCTTGTATTGCGTCTTTTTCTGCTTCTGTTAAAATATAGCCTATCATACGTTACGAGATAAAGTGGTTTGGAATGCTTGTACTGCGGTGTACAAATCAGATGCTTCGGTATCGGTTAAGCCGTCACCGATTGAGGCAAAGCGAGTCTCATTTATTTGATAATTATTAAAAGAACCATTATTATCAAAAGCCCCAAACTTTATAGTTCTATTAACTAATGAAACACTGTTTTTTGAATATGTTAATAAATTTGAACTACCTCTTAGATTGATTTGCGTTGCATTATTTCTATACGTAACATAAAATCCAGATGGCTGATTTAAATATTGACTCGATGGGAATCCACTATTATTAGCAACTTCTGCACCAATACCAACACTATTGGGAAATCGAGATACTTCCCAAGTTCCTAAAAAACTGCCCGAGCCATCGCCTATTAAAAAAGGTATCTGTTCGGATAAAAAAGTATCTAAATAATAGGCAATGCTGTTTGAATTTAATCCTAATTCAATAGAATTGTTCAACCCAGTATCCATATATCCATTAGTTCCATTAGGAGTTGCCCCTGTACTTGCAAAAGTCCAACCTCCGTTAAATGTACCCGTAAAACTTGAACTCTTCAAATTCTGCGCACACGCTGCTGCACTTGCTCCAACCATTGGGTAGATGGCTTTGATTTTAGTCCAAATACCTGCGGCTTTTAAATCAAATACTAACTTCCCTATTGCATCTTCTTCCGTGCTTGTTAATGAACCACCTGCGGTATCTACTCGGTCAAAGAATGCTTGAGCATCTGCATCGGGCGATACATAGTATATTGAGTAAAAGTCGTTTATGTTAGTTTCAATGCCCGTGCGGTTTGAGGATTGGTCGGATGGGTAAAAAATAACCTCTTGAATATTACCTTGCCATAATGCTAAATTACTATTAATTCCTCCTATTGTTAAAGGTATATTTGTTGCTTCTGACAAATTTCCTGCTTGAGCACTTATGTTTGAATTGTAAGTAGATAAACCATTAGCATACACAATAACCCTATTTGATTGAGTTGCATTATTTGTATCATAAATTGTAATTAAATTATACTGTTTTAAATCACTCCATTGCTGAAAAGTATTAATTGAATTACTACTATTATTTGTGCTAAAATGTGCCGCAAATCTACCTGGACTAACTCCTGATGTATAAGCTGATACAAATGACCTATACGATGGGCTTCCTCCTTCATTGTTATGAGAAAATATAATTTTTGTCGATACCGTAGACAAATTTCTTTTAGCAACTGTACTTGTGAATAATTTACTAATTCCTCCTCCGTAATAATCAAAATAATTTATTCTTAAAATATCATTACTCCCATCAAATTGAAGTGCAGGTTTCTCATTATCATTTATCACACTACCACTACT